TACACCATTACGCTTTCGGTTGCGTTTGCGCTTTCCACCAGGTTGCACTCGAATTTTTTCAAGCACAACGGTGGGTCTACGCTTACCTCCCTTCGCAGAGAGGCCCGCCGCAACTGCCTTGCGACGTCTTTGACGACGTGCAGCTTTTTGAGCTGCAGTTTTAACCATGGTGAACCTGACTTAACAAAAAGCAAGCACACACCACAGAAAAGAAGAGTAAATTTGAGAGAAATTTTATGAGATTAAAGAAAAGGAGAAATTAATACAAAGGGGAAAGAAAAATCAGAAACAATTTTTAACAGGTCTGATTTAACAGCGCTAACCTGTTCAATTCCTTCCTCACCCGAGTACAATCCCCAAATCCAATCATCACTTTTATATACACTCAATACTTGATCCATAGACATAGGATCTCGCTTTGGGTTGAACTCTACACTTCCAAACATCTCATCGTTATATTTACGACGAAGATAATTGATGTAGTCCATCAACACATTACGAACTTCTTCATTAGCCCAGCTGTCAATCCTTAGAGCGCTTGCGCGCAATAGATGCCAGCGGACGTCATCAATAGAAGAACCATATAACATGGACGATAAAACACGATCAGTTGCCGGACACGGTAACCACAAACCATTAATTTGTTTAAAGGATTGTGATAAAAAAGTACATTCCGACAATGGGCGTGGATCAAAACAAGGAGTATTGGTTATCACACCGATACCTGACCACACAGAACTCACCGCTTTTGGATTAAACCAACCCACACAATCATCACTGACTGTGAAAGTATTATCATCACCATTTAAAGCTGCTTCAACATGTCCCATGAAGTCACTATATCCACCAAACTGGGAACCAAGATATTTACGAATTTTTACATCCGCACACGACGCCGCAACATATTTCTGTAAATTCTCTTTTGCAAACTTTTCAGCCGCAAGGAGAATCCAGGCATAAGCAAAGAGTCGAAAAAGTATCATAGTATTATCCACGATAGTATTAGCACTACCACTAGGATTTCCAGTAGTTTTTTGAATAAGCTCCCCATTTTCCAGAACAATTACAGACTTAACTATCGAATCATAGATTCGCTCAAGCCGCAATCGATTTTCTGGGGTTTTATCATTTCGGTCCAACATATTCCACCTAATCTCCATCTGACCATACATCGCCTCTGCAAATAATGAAGAATCATACTCTGATTCATCAAGTTCAAATGCATTAGGATGTTTAGTCAGTCTCCGATATAAAGAATCGAAGCCTTGGTTGAATTTATTAGCACCCACGAAAGACCAACATTTGTTAGCTCCCGCATAGAAGTTGTTGTTCATGTCCAAACACAAACGATTGCAAGCAACCGAATGTTCGAGAGGTGAAGCTGTGAACGTCCTGATTTTGTTGGCCTGTAATTTTTCAACAGTACGCAACTCACATTTTTGAGCACAGGTCCATATCGGAACCATCACCTGAGGAGCAGTGCCCTGCCCCAACATGTCCCAATAGTCATCCAGCGCAGCATAAGCTGGGCTTACCAAGAACTCACTTTTAGTATGATATTCTAGGGACCATGGGAAACCACAG